AAGGATGGCAATGAGGTTTTTCACCCCAATATATATGTAACTTTCCCGGTCTAATTTATTAGTAAACGAAGATTGTTGCCAACAATAATCTTAAACACATTCCATAACCGGAGAGGTTGCAAAGGCAGACAGCCAGCAACAAAAGCGGTTGCCGCCAAATTTTGAGTCAGTCAAAGTTTGTTTGAACTTGTACTCACCTTGCCTCGACCGAAAACGGTATAACAATCGCCTCTGGCGCCTTTTTTGCTTCAAAAGTGGTTATTTGCTGGCCAAACGATGTCCAGATGCTTCCCGCCTAAACGGATGTTTGGAATGATACTGACAGCTTTGATATTAATTACTAGGGTGGGGAAAAGGAATTTGACCACATGAGTCAGTATTTTGCAAACACTGCATTTTATTTCAATGGTTTGGCATAGCACCTGGAAATATTCACAGTACATTTGGCAAAATTCACAGTTGTTAACAGATTTTGGCAAAAACATTCAAGCAAAATTCACAGTTGTCATGAAAAACACTTTCTGCTGACTAAAACTTATTTCTTTACGGTTTTCCTTCGTTTCACAGTTTTAGTTTTATATGGTTCAACACTCCTAGTTCTTTTACCGTTTAACATATTCATCTGATACAAAAATCTACGGCCTAAGGATGTCTGAGTTAAATCTGAAGTAAATTTATCTCTTAAGTCTATATTCCAAAATAATAAATTTTTATAAGGATCATCACTTTCTTTTTGTTCATCTGGTACAGGACATTTAGTTGCTAAAGATTGAGCAAACCTATATTTATCTTCTAAACCAGCTGGTGGTGGAGGAACAAAAGCTAATTTCCAGTTTTCTAATATTTGTGGGTTCATCACATTTATATGCGACAATATATCTGCTGTTAATGGTACTTTACAAAGACGAAAGACTAATTCGACTTCAAACTCTTCTGTATGTCTGGTGTACTGGTTAAAATCGCTTGCAGTATATTTATAACTATCAGGCAATTTACCTTGATTTTTATTGTACACAGACAATGTGTAATTGGTAGCTCTGGTATTGTCAACTACAGTAACGAATAGCTGATTATCCCAACATATACCATTATTGGTTCCTGAAGCTTTTTGTAACCAATAAGGTCTACCAAATATTTGGCCATCAGTTGATGTCAAGGAACCACTAGGTGTTGTGATATAAACATGGGAACTTATACTACCATTCTGTGGTTCTAAATAAAAGGAATCATTTTTTCCTGTTGGTACTTTGTCACCAGCTGTTCCAGCCCTGGTAGCAAAATGACGAGCATATAATTGCTCCTTTTTTGCAAAGAAAAACAATTCATTACCATATATATTTTTAGACATCTCTAAAAAGTCAGGCCATTTACAAACAGCATCTATCACATCTAAAGGAGCTGCTGATCTGTCTTGAGAAAATGTTTTAAAATTAACAGCACCAAAACCTGTATCACACATATCGCCATCTTGAATTCTTGTGTGCTTTAATTCTATAGCTGGACAATCACCGACACTTAAAGGTTGACAAGGTTCTGTAGTGTCCCAATGTTGACCAACAGGTGGTGCACAGCCTACAATAAATATCTGAGTTTGCTTAGGTTCTAAAGCTAAGCTAACCCTGTTTTCATTTTGTTCTGGTAATGGACCAGACAAAGGGTTTTCTGAATCTCCATATTTATTCATTAACGGATGCCCAACAGCTCCAATACCTAAAGGACCTCCTCTACCTAATTCTATACCCTTAAGCTGCCATACTAACCGTTCCTTTTCTGGATTATAAACACCTTGATCAATTAAAGCAAACTGGTTAGGATCTGGTAATGACATTCGCATCACTCTATACTGGCTTGCACTAACTTTAGGAACTTTAACAGAGTTATCCTGATCAAATATTGCAAAGTATGGATGTCCAACTTGTAATAATCGATCGGTTGAAGCATAAAAATAAATATTTGTTGTTTCTACATATTCGTCTGTACTCAGCACACGCGGATTCGGTCTTGATGGTGGAAGATATAAAGTTCCAGCTTGTGGTAGCCAAAATGACATCTGAAAAACATTAATAGAAGTATTGTTTGCGTTTTCTTTTAAGCAGTGAAGGATTAAGATAAAAAGTATCTCCAAACACTGTTATAGGAGAAGGTGCATAAGGTGCAAATGGTATTTCAGGCAAAATTGTTGGAACACTTGCTTCTGGTAATTGAAAAGAACTTAAGGTTACATTATAATTGGGTATTAACAACTTATAACCTAATCCTGGTGGAATAACAGGATAGTCATATGTATCGCCGAAATCATCTGTCGTGGTTAATACTAAATGAGCATTTGCAAAGTCTTCATTTGGTTCATCTAACAGTTGGTCTTCTGTATAAGTTAAAGGTGTAGAATCTTGTGCATCAATAAACACACTTTCTGCTTGTGCATTTTGTATAATAGAATCTGCAGATGTAGTGCCTAAAGTTGATAGCTCAATTGTTTCAACTGGTTCTATATCACTTATATTATAGGTAAATTGAACCTTTTCTCCTATTACTAATCCACTTCTTGTTTGCATAGAAGCCCTTTGGCCTAGTCTACTGTACTGCACGCGACCGCTTTCGGTCTCACTGTAAAAAGGCCTACTCAGGTAATTGATATCTCTAAAATCTGGATTTGGAGTGGCGGTCACCTCTGCAAGTTCTTGATTGAATAACAATGATACTTCGTCATCAAAGGCGGGATTTTCAATTTCAAATATAACTTGGCGGGAAGGATTTACAACTGCTTCTAAAGAGGAGGTTGGGACTTGTTTCACAAATCTATTATAAACTCTTCTGGCCTTACCTACAGCTGTGCTAAGCTTTTCTGTAGGAGTAGAAGTTTTTGGACTTACTTCTTCTATTTCAAACTGTTCCCTTAAAACAATATCTGTAAAATTAGGATCACCTCCAACAATGTGGCCTTCAAAATGAGTGTCCACAAACATATTAACATTTTGATCAGTATAGATTCTGTGTAATGGAACCAATTCTATTTGGTCTGTAATTGTTGAATCTAATATTAGTTTTTTGGATGGTGGTGGCAAAGTTTGTACATCAAGTGCAGTTGTGCCTTCATCTGTAACATTTATTACTGCAGGATGCTCATTTATATTATTAAATGTGTTTAAATCTATCTGTGTAGTAACATCTAATTCTTCAGCAGTTATTGTAGGCCCAGTACCAGAGCTAATAATAGTTGTCTCTGGAACACCTTCTGTAAGGGGTACAACAGATGGGGCTGTTGCATCAATAACATCGAGGGGAATTAATTCAGCCCCACCTAATGGATCAATTGGTACACTTGGTTTTGGAAGGGATTCTGGTTGAATACGTATACTTGGCCTAGAAACTGTTCCTCCACCACCAAATGGTCTGTAGCCAGTAGCTCCACCAGTACCTTTACCAGACCCAATTCCCAAACCCCCAAAATATAAGATACTTCCAAACACTTGCAAACGATCAGCAAGAGTAGTGCCCTGAATTTTATTTTGCACATCAGGAAAACAATCACCACCCAGTGCACAGCTTTTATACAAATCTTCAGGAGAAGCACGTTTTCTGCGAGGTTTAGACATTATTACAAAAGACTATAAACTATCAAGCGAACCAAACACATATGAGCTTTGCTTAGGAAATGTAACAGACATTAAAAATTGATTTCTTTGATCTCTATTTTCAAAAGCAACTAAAAGCCTACTGTTATAATGTTGACTAAAATCATCATTTATCCACCTAAAAACAGAGCTTATAAAACTAAAAAGATGGCCAAACTTTTTTTCGCATCTATACCGCCAACATTTAAGATTATTAGCAGAACCTTTCACTAAGAGGACATCTGGATCCCTAGCTTCTGCTTCAAGCCTTCCAAGTCGCGATAAACCATGTCGCGGAAGCGATCTATGTCTCCTTCCCACTTCTTCAGCAGAGACTGGAGATAACTCTGAGTGTACTCTTCGTTTTCTTGCTGGTCTTCTTGATGGAGATTTGGATTCTGATTCTCTTTTTCGTTTTCCTCGTCCAGATCCCACCGTAGATGTGGGCGAGTCGTAAGAGGATCCCTTCTGCCTGGTTTCCTCACATCGTCGAGATGTTCCTTCCTGCGGTGAGGAGCATCTTGATGAGGACCTTGAGATGTCGGAGGGCTGGCCCGAGTACCCGCCGCTGGAGAGTTTTGATGAGCTGGTAACAACAGAGGAAATAGTTGTAGATTTGTAATGCACAGTCCATAATCCAGTTTTGCCATATTTTTCAGATTCAGGAGAAAATAACAGAAAATAATTTCTGTCCCCTGATATGTCATCAAAGTATAGTCCATTATGATCAACTTTTCCTTGTGTTTTATGCCACTTATCTGAAAGGTCCTGATAATAAATTTCATCCCAATTTGTGTATAAAAAAAAATTTTCAGGGTCATTGTCAAATTCTACTTTAACTTGGTATGCAGATTTTTTAAATGTGTTTCTGGGCGGTGTTAGCATTAAATCACTACTAGTATCACTTAATGTCCATTTTTCATCTTTAAACTTAGAATTGGCCAGGCTTTTTAGTAAAATAAGCATATTAATAGCAATTTTAGCATTATATTCTGACACTTGTAAAATTGGTAATCGTTGCATTCCAAAATTAGTATAACCTTCTTTTCTGCCATAAAACATGTACAAATTTAATTGTTTTGTTAATTCCCAATGTCTTATTTGGGATTGCAGATCATCTGCTCCCGTTTCATAAAGATTCAGCTGTTCGTCCTGCAGTGCATCGAAACGCCTGGTCAGCTCCGCCTGATTCATCTCCCTCTTCGTCAAGGTTCAAATCTAACTGTACTGCAAGCTTAGTAAAAAAAGATTTCCATGTAGCATCATTAATTTTGTACACTGGAGTACCATCATCATTTATTGGCATTTTATTAGGAAAGTTAATAGGTATTAATCTACTATGTAAGTATAATAAAGATTGATCATTAAACACATCATGATTGCTAGTAACCATTAAAGGTGGCAACTTTGTTTGAGTTGGGGCTTTATGTTTTGCATCTAAAGAAATATCATTACCATCTAATGCTCCTCTCATATTAACGTCAATAAATAACCACGCTTGATATGTAGCATCATCTAACAGTCCTATTTTGCAGTCTTTTAAAGGTTGTAACCAAAACACACTACTTTTGTTCATAAAGGAAATTACTTTTCCGTGTAAGAACGACAATAATGTATAGCAAAAATAAGATTTACCTGTATCTGGAGGTCCATAAAATAACATACAATTTTTTTTAGGAATACATTTTAAAAATGTTTTTAGATTAATTAAAAAAGAAATTAATGTTACATTTTGAAATCTTAAGAAGTTAGCTATTGTTTTCCAGTTACCATTATCATCTACTTTTTCACAACACTTTCTGATCCATTGACCGATAGTCATTTGTTTCATTTGCTGTCTTCTATATAATTTAACCATGTGACAACAATCTCTAACATATCTAGCTTGTTGATTACTATTCAAAAAAGCACTGGCATTACTATCTTCGTCTGCTAATAATGCATAGTGAAATGCAATTTCTGCTTCCTCAGTCCATTCATTATCAAATGCCCATTGTACCATCTTTGAAAGTTCAAAATTTTCTGCAGCACTAGCCATTTGATGATTAACAATACAATGTTTTAAAATCCAATCAGGCATTTGACCAAACACAAATGAGGTATTAGTAAACGACTTCTTATAAAAATAAAATGCAGCTGGTGCACTTCTGATTTTAGGTGGATCACAAATGACTTGCCAATCAGTGCAATTCAAAATTTGACCCATAAGTTTTACAATAGTAAGTCTGTTTTTGGCACTTTTAAAACTTACTAAATAAAGAACTGAAAAATCAAAATTTATCATTTGAATAAAAGTACAATGTTGTTGCAAAATTATTTTTGAACCTTGAATTACTTCTTCACTAACATTATATACAGTTATTATCCATTGTTCATTACATGTCTTTTCACTTTTGAATGCTCTAGTAAGTTCCCCATACGGTACACCAAATTTTTCTTTAAATTTAGCAAGAATAACAGCTCTTTTGTTATTACAATTAAGTATGTCATTAATAGCGGCGCCATTTTCAACCACCGCATTGTTAGACACATTGCACTCTTCTACCTGTGATAGTTCATTAGAATTTTCAGCTTCATCTTCGCCTACTCCACTGTCCTCAAATAAACGTTTTTTTGGAGGTTTGCGAGGAGAAATCCTAACAGCTTCCAGTTGTGGACTCAGATCTGCCAAACTGCGTTCTGGGCTGTTAATATACTTTCGCTTTAGAAATAAAACTGCACGATCTGAATCCTCTGTAACTTGGGCATTGAAGAGTGCCAGGGAATTTCCCTCATCCACTTGGTCATCATCGTCTATTAGATTTGAAATAACTGACCCATTTGTACTCTCTTCAAATAGATCATCCAAAGACTGTAAACCATCCACACACTCTGCTTCATGCACAAACCAGTCATTGACATTATTTAAGTTTGCAAAAGTTTCAGTACCTTTGTTAGGATCTCCCATGCTGAAAATTCTCCCGGCAGCACCGAGGGCACACAATGGACAGTTCGGAAACCAATAGTTGCTGAAATCTAATAATTCCAGTGCTAGTTGCAGATACTACTAATCTAACTCGACGGTTACAATGGTCACAGCATGTGTCTACACTGAATGATTGTCGTTGCTCCTCCTCCAGCTCATCATCGGGTGACAAAGATTCAGTGCTAAGTAGGTTAGCAGGTAAAACCAACTCCTCCAAATGTAAATCTATATCTCTAATAGTAGAAGTATTACCCCTCATAATGTAAAGAAAAGCAGTTCCTACAATACCATCTCCAGTGACCTCTCACTAAACACAAATCTTCATCTCTATTTAGACACTCCCTTTTTTCAATAGAATCCAACAAAGCAAAGCAATATAAACATCTAACAATTAAATCTTGTAAAGATTTACCAGTAACAACATCAATAATAGAACTTTTAACAGTACATTGACAAAACCTTTCTCTTTCATAAATCGCAGTTTGTTTAAGACATTTCATACAACAAGCAAAAGGTAAATTATTTCTATACACCAAGCTTAAATTCTTCTCAAAAAAAGAAGCAAGGTCTTCCAAAGAACATATGAATTGACAAAAAATACAACGCAGCCTAAGATCAAAAAAATCAATACTATGCAGTTTACAATACTCATTTAAGCGGGTGGGTTGCAAAGAAGCCAT